GTCGGCTTTTGCGTCTATCTTACACTCTTTCTTTGTTATCTGTTTGATCTCCCAGACAATATCATTCTTCTGTTGAAGTGATAAAGCTGGGTGTGTGTTTACCCTTCCCATAATAAAATTTGCTTGTAAGCATGTCAATAAGAGTGCTTCCATAGATGAACGATCCGTTCCGAGTCGGCTTACTTCCGTTCGCTATTCGCAAATAGCGAATGAACGTACTAATAATTATACTACAATATTTGTAAAATCAGATACAATTTAATATAAATTTAACCACCAACTAAATAAAACGCATTTTTTCTAGCGCGACAAACTTTTTTAATATTGACATTATATTTTGGTTGAGGATCCGTTACCAATTTTTTTACAAATGCCCAGGCATCTTGATATTTGACAAATTTAAAAACATCATCATATGTTTTTGCTGATACCATAATTCCATCACTACGAATCAATTTCATCGTATTCCAAACTGTAGGTTCATCTTTTTTGGAATATTGAACGCACCAAATACCTCTCGGATCTGATTTTAATTCTAGTTCTGTAGTCATTTTTTCTTTCCTTTAGATCCCCATAGTTTGGGATTAACACGACCTTCGGTTTGCTTAAAACCAATAAGACCTTCTCTATATCTATCCCAATAATAATCAAAAATATCTGACTTCTTATTACAGATTACAATATCGTAATTGTATTGATCATCATCATCGTACTTCACGATATACGAATTGTATGGAAGAGTTCTATCTTCTGCCAATTTTGGATCACAGTTTTGATGAATGATTTGAATATTCAACTTCTATTTCCCCATTGAATTTGTGGAAAAGCTTCTTCGACACACTGTTTAGTAATCTTCCAACGCTTGCCGATCTTTTTGTCTTTCATAAGACATAATACCTCAGCCTCTCCCTTCTGTAAACCCTCAAGTAACTGAACGAAAAGCATTTCACGACGGCTCTGAGAGATCTGTGCTCCACCTTTGAAGAAAAGATAGAGCTTTCGATACTCATGAACTAAGACAGTGTGTTCTGTCTCCTCTGGTGCTTCGTTGGGGGTATATGGAACATCACCTTCTGGGAGCATTGATACAACACTCTCATCAAAATTAGCAATCAGAATTTGTCTGAGTGCTGGAGTATTATGTTCCTGTAGAAGTTTAATCTTTTCTGCCTTTGTCTTGGCATTGCTTACTTTTTGTAGCACTTCATGTAATAATAGCATAACTTAATAATATATCGTAAGGGTATTTAGTCGTCGTAATCTTCGTCGTCTTCATCAACAAATCTTACGGATAATAGTTCTTCGTTGATAAGGTAACCATCTCCATCAAGCATTTCTGGATGTACATTTTGTTCTTCCATCTTGCCGTACATAAACTCATGTACTTTTTCGTTTGCTGTCCATCCAGCAATGATCCCAACACACAGAAAGATAAATGAAACTGTTGCTGAGAAATAAACTACCGTTGATTCTACCATTGTTCAACTCCGAACTTAATTTTTTTCTTCCCACCAAAGTTCCAAGTTGAAGTAGACTCTTCGTTTCAATAGGGAGAAAACTTTACTAACAAAAAAACCTTTATTTGGTTTCTTTTCTTCCTTCGGTCTCTCCCCCCTAAGCATGAGTTCGACACCTCTATTTATTTTCAAATCTTTCATAATAATTGCTTCTCGGTCAAATATTTAATTAATGCTGGGGCTCCTCCAATAAATTCATCATCAATCACAACAGATGGATATTCTTTTCCTGGATATAGTTTATTGAATTCATCAAGATTAGATGTATCAACTTCCCATGATAGATTTGCTTTTTTTAACGCATGAAGAATTAAGTTACAATAAACACAATCGTCTAATCCGTATATTTTAATGTTCATTTTTTAGGTGAAGAAACCAATCCCTTCTGTAAGAACAACTTAGCTACCTCAACCAATCCACCAATTTGTTCTCCATCAATAACAACAAAAGGATATCCAATTACATTTGGATACATGTCTCTAAATACATCTCGTGAAAATTGATTTTCTTTGTCTCCAACGATTACTTCTTCATATTCAACGTTTGCTCGTTGGAATAGTTCTTTGAGGGTTGTACAATACTTACATCCAGTAGTTGTAAAAGCTTTTATTTCCATAAAAAAGAGGGTCTTTCGACCCCCATTATATCACAGAGCATTACCTCTTGGCAACACCTCTTCTGGGAACACAAAGTTCTCGTGAGGTTGATCTACTGGAGCCATCCAAGCACGAAGACCTTCATTCAGAAGAATGTTCTTGGTGTAGAAGGTTTCAAACTCAGGATCTTCTGCTGCTCTAATCTCCTGACTTACAAAATCGTAAGCACGAAGGTTAAGAGCAAGGCCAATAATACCAATAGAGGATGTCCATAGACCCATAACAGGTACAAATAGCATAAAGAAATGAAGCCAACGCTTATTAGAGAAAGCAATGCCAAAGATCTGAGACCAAAAACGGTTAGCCGTGACCATCGAATAGGTCTCTTCCTCTTGTGTTGGTTCAAATGCTTTGAAAGTGTTTGCTTGTTCACTATCTTCATATAGGGTATTCTCCACAGTAGCACCATGAATAGCACAGAGCAGTGCTCCTCCCAATATACCAGCAACTCCCATCATATGAAAGGGGTTGAGGGTCCAGTTGTGGAAACCCTGAAGAAACAGAAGGAACCTAAAGATAGCAGCAACACCAAATGAAGGTGCGAAGAACCAACTGGATTGTCCCAGTGGATACATCAAGAATACACTGACAAACACAGCGATAGGACCAGAGAATGCGATTGCGTTATAGGGTCTGATACCTACCAGACGGGCAATCTCAAACTGACGAAGCATGAAACCTATAAGAGCGAAGGCTCCATGGAGCGCCACAAAAGGCCAGAGTCCCCCAAGTTGGCACCAGCGGACGAAATCCCCCTGAGACTCAGGACCCCAAAGTAGAAGAAGAGAATGACCCATAGCGTCAGCAGGCGTTGACACAGCTGCTGTAAGGAAATTAGCACCCTCAAGATAACTAGACGCCAACCCGTGGGTGTACCAGCTTGTAACAAACGTCGTGCCAGTAAGCCAACCACCAAGGGCAAGATAAGCAGTGGGAAAAAGTAATAGTCCAGACCAACCCACAAATACAAAGCGATCTCGTTTAAGCCAGTCATCCAGGACATCGAACCATCCTCGTTGTTTAATTGGTTGTGAAAGTGTAGATGAAACCATTATACCTCCTGATTAAAAAAGGGGTCCGAAGACCCCCTCGAAGTTTATTTTATCCGATTCAACCGATAGCAGGTGCGGTGAGAGCAACAGGAGTTGCTTCAGCAGCAGCAAGATCGAGAGGGAAGTTGTGAGCATTACGCTCGTGCATCACTTCCATACCAAGACCAGCGCGGTTCAGAACATCTGCCCAAGTGTTGAGCACACGACCTTCAGAACTCATGATGCTCTGGTTGAAGTTGAAACCGTTGAGGTTGAATGCCATGGTGCTAACACCAAGAGCAGTGAACCAGATACCAACTACAGGCCAAGCAGCAAGGAAGAAGTGAAGTGAACGGGAGTTGTTGAACGAAGCGTATTGGAAGATCAGACGACCAAAGTAACCGTGAGCAGCAACAATGTTATAAGTCTCTTCTTCTTGACCGAACTTATAACCGTAGTTCTGAGATTCTACTTCTGTCGTTTCACGAACGAGTGAAGAAGTAACCAGAGATCCATGCATAGCAGAGAAAAGAGAACCACCGAATACACCAGCAACGCCAAGCATGTGGAAGGGGTGCATGAGGATATTATGTTCCGCCTGGAAAACAAGCATGTAGTTAAATGTGCCTGAAATTCCAAGAGGCATGGCATCAGAGAAGGAACCTTGTCCAAATGGATAGACGAGGAACACTGCAGAAGCAGCAGCAACGGGTGCGCTGTAGGCAACACAGATCCAAGGACGCATACCCAGACGGTAGGAAAGTTCCCACTCACGACCCATATAAGCATAGATACCGATCAGGAAGTGGAACACAACCA